AAGTGAATTTTCTTTTGCTTCTTTATCTAGATTGGAAAATATCGATACCGTTGATATTAACGATATTACTTATTTTTTTTCTGATTTTGTAGAATTAGGTGAAAGTGTAACTTTTAAAAGATTGTTTGATATAGTATCAGCAAATCTTAATAAGTTTAATGAGATATTTTATTCTGCATTGGGTGGTTATTCTCTTGAACCATTTCTTCAAGAAATTGAAAACAATCAAACAGAATTGGTGGAAAGTCAATATTTAGAAGTTCGGTGGAGTTGTGAAAGATTTGAAGATGATTTTAGTCTTTATCCTGACTTTCATGGAGTTTCTAAAGATGATAGTTATGCATTAGATTTTACTTCTTTAAATAATATTAAGTATTTGATTATAAAACTTAATAGTTCTATTAATTTTTATGATTATAAAAAGAAAAAATTAGATACTAGTATATATCTAGGTGAAAAATTATTTACTTTATTTGATTTATATTATGCAATTTTGAACGAGATTACCTTTCATGGTGGACCTTTAGATAAAAAACACAGATTAGATGAATTAACTTCAATTATTGAAGAGCATGAATTAGAATTGGAAGGTAAAGATGAATCGAATTATATGACATTTGAAGAAATGATGGATAATTTTGATAAAAATGATAATTATCTTGTTAAATATAAAAAATTAAGGGATCGTGTAGATGAAAGTAGAATAACAAATCCTGATAATTTAAACAACTTGAAAAAATGCTTAAAAGATAAACTTAAAGTATTTGATAAAATAGAAAAATCTAAAGATAATGATTTACATCGATATTACAAAATATTAACTGATATTGAATATAATATGCAATTATTATATGGAGAAAAAGAAGACATTAGTTTTCATAGATTTTGGGAAACACCAAAATGTACATGTCCTAAAATAGATAATTTAGAAATATATCCTTCTGTTAATCCAGTTTTTGATGATAAATGCCCAATTCATGGAAAATAACTTTGTTGGGGATGCGGAATTTTTAAAAATCCACCAGATGTTAATTATTCGCAATACCAGATAATAGAAATTACCAAATTTTTCAAAAAAACCTCTTATGAGGTTTTTTTTTGTTTTAAAAGAATAATATATAAGATTATGAAATATATTAAGACTTTTGAGGAAATTATTGTAGATTACGATATAGATGAAATATTAAAAAGTTATCTTGAAGCTGCTATATGGTCTGAAGAAGAATATTTTAGAGAAGAACGAAATGTTCATAATTTGTCAATTGACAATTTTTCTAAGAACTCAATAAAAAAATCTAAAGAACAAATTGAATGGTTTTTAAAAAATATTGTAAATATTCTCGGAGATATTAGTGATGATAGTGATGAGTCAATAGGACATGATTTATGGTTGACTAGACAAGGTCTTGGTGTAGGCTTTTCTGATAGAGATTATTATGATGATGAGGAAAAGATAATATTACAAAAATTATCAAGCACACTTGGTCATGTAGATATGGATGTAGATATTGAAAATGGTAATAATGTAATATATTTATATACTAATGATAATTATAAAAAATTTGATATAAATAAATTTAAAGAAAAATTAGAATTTGATAGAATTAATAAGAAATATAACTTATGAAATATATTAAAAATTTTGAAGATGTTGTAATTCCTGATTTCCGGCGCAATCAAACACCTGTTATGTCACGGAATATGGAAGAGATAATGAAAAATTATTTTGACGGTGCACTATGGACTATAAAAGCAGAAAAATTATGTGATGAATATTTATCAATATACAATTTTACAGAATACTTAACACAAAAATCAAAGAATCGATCAAGAGAAGAGATTGAATGGTTCATTGAAAAAGCTGGTAAAATACTTGATAAGGGGCCCTTCAAGCCGCTTGTTAAAGATTATGTAATTGGTCATGATTTATGGTTTTCAAGAAATTATAATACAGGGTTTTCTAATAGAAGTTATTATGATGAAGATGAAAAAATAATATTGCAAGAATTGTCTAAACAACTTAATGTAGTACATATAGATATTATTAAAAATAATGATAATTTTATAATAGATTTAATTAGTAATGATAATTATAAAAATTTTGATATAAATGAATTTAAAGAAAAATTAGAATTTGATAGAATCAATAAGAAATATAATATATGAAACATATTAAAAAATTTGAAGAAACTTCTTTATCGCCAATTGGAGTATCGGTTCCTGCCTATTATAATATAGGCGATTATGTTATTCTTAGAAATAATTATTTTACAGATTTTAAACGTAGAAGGGCAAAAATAACAAATAAAGATGATGAAGGATATTATGTTTTAGCATTAAGTGATAATAACAATAAAGTTTACAATGATATGTGGTGTAATGTGTCAATGATATTGAGATATATGACACCAGAAGAGATTGAGGATTTTGAGCAAGATGTAAATTTAATTAAATACAATATGTAAGATGAAATATATTAAAAAATTTGAAGAAACTGAAGATGATTCTGAAATAAATTTAGAGAATCATAAAGATGAGATTGAAAAAGTTTTTGAAACTAAGAATTGGATAATTATAAATCCAAAAACTTTAGAAGCTTTATATTATTGGAGTCAAGATCAAGGTTGGTCTGATATAGAAGGTGATATAGACAGAAAATATAAACATTATGATAGTCAAGATTTAATGTATATTTATATTAATATAAATAAAACAAATGATGATAGAATATTTTTTGATTTTCATAAATCAACTTTTTATGGTGAAAATGAATATGAAGTATATCTTAAAGATTTTTTTGATAGTAATCCAGAACTATTATCATATTATGGAGAAATTTTATCATGTAGTAATATTGTTAAAGATGATGATGCTTATTGGTTTATAATAGATGATTATGTAGATTTTGAAAAATATTTTAAGTTAGATAGAGATACAAGAAAGGATCTAATAAAAACGGTTTTAGGTGGAGATTCATTTGATATATTTAATTATAATTCATCTGATATAAGTCTTGATAGTTATAATATTGATTTTGACAAAGAAAATTTAATTTTAGCAAAAGTAATATTATTAATAGAAAAACAAAACGAGGATTATGATTATGAAATTACAGATATAAAAGATTATGACGATGTAGTTGATATAGTTAAAGAATATGATATTGATAATCTTAAAGATTTATTATCAAGATGCGTATGTGAAGGAGTAGAACTTGCTGACGCTGACGCTGCATATGAAGATATTACCAATGAAATTTATAAGTTTTTTAATTTTGAATTGGGTTCTGCAAAATGGGATAATTATAAGCAAAATAAAAGTCAGAAATTATGGATAAAATTTAAAAGTAGAAGTGACGCTTATCGTGCTAAAATGATAATTTTAAATTATGATAATAGTTATGACGATGATGTAATTGATTATTCACCACCTTACTATGGCTACAGTGGTGAATCAAAAGTGATAGAAGAACATTTTAATGAGGCTTTTATTGAAAGATTAGATGAATTTTATAAACATTATGAAAATGAAATAGAGGATTATAAAGATGCTTGGGAAAGTCTTATTAAAGAAAATCCGAACATGGAGGAGGAAGATATATTAAAAAAATTAGATATTGTTATCTCTGCTAAGAAATATGGCATATAAATTGTTATATCTGATATAAAAAAATTAATTATGAAAAATTTATTATTTATTTTTTTAATAGCATTAGGAATAATTACTATGTCTTTTTTTCAAGAACAACAAAAAGGCGCACCATGGAATATTCCTGCTAAGTACAAATCAATGAAAAGTACAAATGTTGATGAGAACCTTACAAAAACTGTAGGTAAAATGCTATGGTCCAAACATTGTAAATCTTGTCATGGAAATTTAGGGTTAGGCGATGGTGTTAAATCAGCAAGTCTTAAAACTTTTCCTGGTAATTTTAAAGATCCAGCATTTCAATCACAATCAGATGGAGTCATTTATTATCAATCAATTATTGGTAGAGACGAAATGCCAAGTTTTGAAGCTAAGATACCAGATGAAGAAGATAGATGGTTATTAGTGAATTACATTCGTAGTTTAAAATGAAAAAAACCGCTTTAAGCGGTTTTTTTTACTCCAAACTTTTTGGTAAAAATAAAAGAGTTGGATTCTTTTTTTGAATATCAATTTCAGGATATTTTTCTTTGAATGTCTTACTATCAAATTTATTAGTAATAAGATGATATCCACTTTTTGTTGGAACAATTGCTTCTACTTTATCTTTTTCTGGTCTAAGATTAAAAATGAAATCCTTAACTTCATTTAAGAAATTCAAGTCTTTTGTATCAATATCAATAATCCATCTTTTTTCATTAGTTTTAAGTTTTCCCACAACACTGTCAAATAAACCTCGCTGATTACTTACATTACATTTTATTCTATGAGCTAATTGCATCATCATTTCTAATGAAACATCAGCGTGATTTTGTTTTTGAACATGAATGTATGCTCTTGCTTTAAAGACTTCACAAAGCATTTTGATTTCTTCATATCTCTTTTCAAGATATTCAATACTATCAATACAATAGGTTTTAATTGTACGAACTGACTGATGATTATCTTTTTCACCTTCTGGCTGATCTTTCTTTCTCTTCAGCACATACAACATATAGAAATCACCTTCTTTATTAAAGGTTAATAGTGGCTTAATAAGTTCTAAATTGTTGATCATTTTATTTTATTTTTATACAAAGATAATATTTTTTATCAATAAAAAAAATATAAGGTTATAATCTTATATTTTATATTTATAAGGTTACAACCTTATATTTATTTTTTAGAAACTTTTTATAAAAAATATTTTATATTATTATAATTTTTTATTATTTTTATATTTATGATGTCAAAATTAAAAAATATCATCCAGATTATTATTTACCTGATTATAATTTAATAATAGAAATTAAAAGTAGTTATACTTATGAGTGTGAAAAAGATCAAAATGAGGCAAAAAAAGAAGCCGCTATAAATAACGGCTATAATTTCATATTTATTATTAATAAGGACTATACTCAGTTATTATCTATTTTATAGGTTTTTTAATTTCTTCGGGCATTTCAGGTATACCACCTTTTTTTGGAGCGCCTTCTTTTTTCTTTTTCTCTCCGCTTGGTATTTCATCCAGTAAAGAATCAACATCTGGATATATAAGTCCTTGACTATCAGTATTATAATTTACATTAAAATAGTCTCGGAAATTTAAAAGATCATTATTTCTTAATAAGTACTCCCGGTTTATTTTTAATATTTCATCTAAATAGTTTGATAACTTAGAAACACTATCGTTAAAAAGTTTTGTGGTTTTATCGTTCCATATACCAATAGGTTTTTTCTTTTTCTTATTAAATGAACTTAATATTAATTTGAATATGTATTCAATTTTTGGATCGGATTTAATTAAATCTATGGTTTTATCATTTTTCAATAAAAATGTATTGATTCTAAATTTATCTTCTGTAAAGAAATCAGGAATTGATAAATTCCATATTTTCAAATCTTGTCCAACATTTTCTATATAACTATTAAATAAAGATGATATTAATTCTATATATAATTCATCTTTTGTAATTTCTTTTAACTTTACTTTTTCAATGTTTATTATTTGCAAAAATTCTAAGAAATTTAATATAATAAGTGAATATGTTTCTAAATATTCAGTTTTATTATTTAAACTCATTTTTTCATAATATGGATTTAATATTTCAAATGAGAATTCATCATTTCCACTTATTCTAATTATTATTTTTTCTAAATTATCATTGAATTTATCCATTAAAAAAGAATTATCTTTTTGTGGATTAAGTATTTTATAAAAAAAGTATGCGAAATTATTCTCACCAAAAACATATTCTAAATCTTCTTCTGATGTGTGAAGAAATAGATTAATTATTTCTAATTGTTTTTCACTTAATTTACCCCTAAATATAACAGGCAACGAATCTACATTAAAGAGTTTGGAATATTCAACAATTTCAGAATAATTATATTTATATTTCGTTCCTTTAACTATACAGGTTAAAATTAAATTATTTTTTGGAATTTTTGTGTATTCAATATGCGCTGGCTGAAGATCTGGAAAATATTCAAAGCAAAACCACCAATTTGATGATAGTAAATTTGTAATATAATCAGGTAATCCATGTAAATATATAAATACATTATTATAAAATTTTTGTACCGCTAAATCTACAAAATTTAGTTCTGGATTATTAATTGATTTTGGCTTTATAACAAACTTAGAACCATCCCATCTTACGAATATTTGAGCTCCTTGAATGTCTTCATAAATGAGTAGTTCTTTGTTCTGTAATAATTCTAATAAATTATCTGGTTGATCATTAAGTTTTACAATTTGTGTCATCTTTAATTCTTTTGTTTTTTGAATTTATTATTATATATTAAATAGTTAAGGTTAAAGATAACTTTATTAATCTCTTTCTATCTTTTTAAAAATTTCTTGCTTTTTATTATATATGATGATAGTATGATAATAAATTTTTTGTGTTAAATATTTATAATAGTAATCTTTAAACTTTTTTATATCACCTTTGATATTAGCATATCCGTTCTGAAATTTTTTAATTTCTATCTTACCAATATTTTGCCATTCACCATATACTTTATTTATGTCTGAAGGCTCTTCATTGAATATTAATTTGTATAATGTATTAAAATGATAAGATTCATCACCAAATCTAATTTTTAAGAAATTTTTATCTAAATTATAAACCGCAAAACTTAAAAATCCACCTGTATTTATATATTCATCTTTTAATTTATATTTATTTTTAAATTCATTCCATTTAATAATTCCTTTTATATCAGGATAATTGTTTGATGGTAATGAACAAGAATCATCTGATTGTATATTAAATCTTTCAAATAATTCAAAGATTTTATCGTCAGGTGAAAATTTTAAAAAATATTGTTTAACTTGATTTTCTATCTCATCATAATCAGATAATCTATTCATCTCGTCATCAAGCTTTTTATTATATTTAATATTTAAAGTATTATTTTTATTGATTATATGAGTAATTTTTTTTTGATGATGCTCCCAATCACTAAAATATCCAAATCCTTGATCGTATAGATAATTTAAAAGTTTTTTTAAATCTTCTTTTGTTTTGATTTTAGGTAATTCCATTAAAATTTGAATTTTATTTTTTAATATATATTAAAAAATAAAATTCAAATTGTATAAATATTTAGAATATGTTTTAATAAATGAAGGTTCGGAAAAATCTCCAACTTACATATACTGGAAGGATCAATTAAAAAAAGTTATAGATAACGATTGGTCAGATATTTCTGTTTATATAGATAAATCATCTAAAAAAATTATTATTAAATTTAAAGCAGGTAATAAGGAATATGATTATTATGCGGTGATAATTGAAAATAAAGGTTCTGAAGATTTATTTTTAATGCAAGACACAGAAAATGTAATTGAAACTTTTATTGAAAAATTTAAAAAAGAATTTTGGAAAAACCCTGATGTGTATATTAAAAACATGAAATATAAACCTAAATGCTTAGGTGATTTATCTCATGTTGAACTTTCAAATACTTTCAATCTTTAAATCTACTAAAAAATAGTTCCGTGAAATAATGAAATTTAATGAAAATTCTTGATTTTCACATTTTCTTTCACCGTTCCACGATGGCCTAGTGGCTTAATCTCCTGGTGCGTTAATTCGGGTGAACTCAACCCCCTTCATTTCTGATTTAATTGCTGCATAAAAATAATTAACAAAGATGAAAAATTTAAAACACATACAACGTTTTAAAGAAACATCAGAAAAATTATCAAATTATAATTTCATTATATTAATTTTTTGTTTGATAAAAATTTTGTATATTTGTTGCTATAAACAGTTTAAATTTAAAAAATACAAACACTTAAATAGTTATGGTACAAAAAACAAAAATTAAAAAAGATTCTTTGGGGTTATATGTAATTGCTGGAGGGTATATAACAAGACCATTTTATGGTACTATATTTAAAGAAGATGATATTGTGAAATCACATCATTTTGGTGGTAGTATTAACTTTAATAAATAGATAAAATGAAAAAACTTTGGAAATGGTTATTTGGAACACAAAATCAGCAATGCAATATACACGATGTTAGCGGTAGTTATTCTATTAAATCTGAAACCAAAGACAAAATAGAACGTGGTTTAATTAATGAAGAATTAGAGCCAATAAAATGTGAATGTGGTTCAACAGAATTTGTAGATAAAACAACTGATAAAATTGATTATCTTGAAGTTGAAAAAGATAGATTTTGTAAAAAATGTAATAAGTTAGTTGGATATTGGAGCTACGGTCATTGGCTTCCATAATTACCGCTAACGAATATGTATAAACAATTTATATAAATTAAGTTACATTCATTGATCAAAACTTTAAAAAAGATGGGAAATATGAAATTTGGGTGACAACAGGTATAACATCATATGATTATAAAGATAAAAAAATAAAATATGGTTTTGAATATCTATTTGGTGTTAATTATAAAACATTTGAAGAATATTTAGAAGCTGATGCAAATTGGTATAAAAAAAACAGCTTCTATACATTTGCTAAAATACGAAACGAAAAGTTTGCAATAGAATTTAAAAATTGTATATAACGGTCGTAAACATTAATTTATAAACCAAAAAAATAAGTTTGATATTTATATTAAATAGCCAATTCTAATGTAGAATTTATTTTTGGAATATTTTCAATGCCTATAATTTCAAAATCGTTAATATTATAATCGTAAAAATTTTTATTTTCTTTTAATATAATTATAGGTTGAATATTTAATGAATTTTTATTTAAAATTTCTTCTAATGCATCAAAATGTCTATCATAAATATGTAAATTTTCAACAAAATGACAAAATTTACCTGGTTTATATCCTAAATGACCACAAACCATCATTTGAAGTACAACGTATTGAATTTTATTGATATAACCAGCCATGATATAATCATTTGACCTTTGTATTAAAGTTAAATCTAAAATTAAATTATTATTATTTTCTCTAACAGACCAAATAGTTTCATATGCACAAGGATATAATCCAGAAGTTTCATTAAAATCATCATATTGATACATATTTATTATATGTCTTCTACTAAATGGCTCTTTTTCTAGTCCATTTAATAAATTATTCATTAAATTATATTTTTTTATAGTTGCACCATACCTTTGCCCAATATTTAAATTTCCAATATCCCATTCATCCCACCAATTTATACCCATTTGATGTGCAATATCTAAAGAACTAGTTTGCTTTTGATAAATCCACATTATTTCTTTAATACCAGTTTTTATTGCAGTATTTCTTAATGTTGGTATAGGAAATTCCCCTTTATTTATATCATATTCTTCAAATACTTGTGTTATAAATTTTGTATGCGCTGGTGTTTCATCTTTATATTTTGGTCTTGGATTTTTATCCCAACAACCTTCATTTAAAATTTTTTTTAAATTTTCTTTATAATAAAAATCTGCTTTATTCATTATTTATTTTTCTTAATTTAAATTTCAAATTACCATTTCTGTCTGTAAAATTCTCAAATGCTGTTAAATTTTTCATTTTTAGTTTTTAGTATTATATACAAATTAAAAATTCATATAGATTGACTCAGAAACTATAGAATTTTTACTTTTACCTATAACCCTTCTAAATGAAGAATTACCAGATACAATATATTCGTGGTTTTTATAATTTATAGGTATATCTACTGTATAATTTTTACCATTTTCAATCTTACCATCATAAGATAAAATATATGTGAAATTATTGTTATTTATCCATTCAAAAAATAATTGATTGTTAAAATTTCCATAATACATACTTTTAGTAGAATTATAAGGTGGATCTAAACAAAAAAAATCATCTTTTGATAAATTTTTATAATTTTCAAAAGAACAATGTTCAAAAGTAACGTTGTTATTATTTAATAATTCAGATGCATTTAATACAATATTATTAAAAGATTTAATATTAATACCAGGTCTACTAAAATGACACGAATTATTAAATTCACCTTTATTATTATATCTTGGCATCCCATTTGTTGTAGTTCTCATAATAAACATAAAATCAATAGGATCATGTTCTACGTTATATTTTTTTCTAATTAATTCAAAATAATTTTTTCTGTGTTGTTCATTTGATAAATTAAATTCTTTCCAATGTTTACTATAACCATCTATCAATTTTTGAGGCTCTTTTATTATATAATTCCATAAATTTATTAAGTCTTTATTTATATCTGAACACTTAAATGAACCAAAATTGTTTTTTTCTTCTCTATTTAATAATTCAATTAAAACAGAAGCAGAACCACAAAAGGGTTCATTATAAGTGTTAAAAAATTTATTTGGTATTTTATCACAAATTATTTTTGCTTGTGATCTTTTAGATCCACTCCATTTGATGATTTGCTTATTCATTTAAAGTTACAATTTTTGAAAAAAATGAGTACGTCCAGTCAATGTTTATTTTAAATCCCCTTTATTATTAATGTGTAAGATTATTTTTTAACATAATTGATAATTTTTTATATATAGATAAGAAAAATTATTTTGTTTTTATGAAATTTAATACCGAAATATTTATCGAAAAATCAAAATTAATACACGGAGATAAATATGATTATTCATTAACTATTTACAAAAATAATAAAAGCAAAGTTAAAATAAGATGTCCAATTCATGGTATTTTTGAACAAACAGCTTATTGTCATTATTATTTTAAACAAGGTTGTCCAGAATGTAAACCTAATAAGCAATACACTACAGATGAATTTGTACAGAAATGTAAAAAAATTCATGGCGATAAATATAATTATTCATTAGTTAGTTATAAAAATGCATACACTAAAGTTGATATTATTTGTGAAAAACATGGAATTTTTTCAGTAAGACCATCAGATCATTTAAATGGTGTTTCGTGTAGCTTATGTAGCTTAGGTTTTATAAAAAATAATAAAATTTCAACTGAAGAATTCATAATAAAAGCAAATAAAGTTCATAATAATATGTATAATTATTCAAAAACTATTTATAAAAATTCAAGAAGTAAATTAATTATAACTTGTAAAGAACATGGTGATTTTCTACAAAAAGCTGAAAGCCATTTAAGAGGTAGAGGTTGTCCAAATTGCATTAAAAGCACTGGTGAAAATAAAATTGAATCTTATTTAACAAATAATAATATTTTACTCGAAAAACAAAAAAAATTTGAAAGTTGTAAAAATGTTTTGAATTTATCTTTTGATTTTTATCTACCAGATTATAATATATGTATAGAATATGATGGAATTCAGCATTTTGAACCAGTAAAATATTTTGGAGGATTAAAAGAATTAATTAATCGCCAAAAATTAGATAAAATAAAAAATGAATATTGCCAGAATAACAACATTCATTTAATCAGAATTAACTATAAAGAAAATATAGAAGAAAAACTAGATCAAGAATTAATTAATTTTTTAAATAGCTCTGCTCTTTTTTGATTTGCTATACTTATTTCATAATTATCTCTAACATATTCAAATAAATTTTCTCCATGTTCTTTAATTTTATCTGGATTTTCAACATACCATTTCATAATTTCATACCATTTTTTAGATGAGTTTGATTCGTTTTCATCAACATAAAATCCTTTTTGTTTACCATCTTTTTCACCTTCAATATCATCAATAGTATATGGACCATATTTGCTACATATAATTGGACAATGATGCGAACCAGCTTCAACAACCTTAAGTTGTGATTTAACTTGGTTAAAGATGTTATTATTTTTAAGTGGAGCTAATACTACATCCGCTTCATTATACATAGTACCATATAATAATATCGGTTTTGTCCATCTACGTTGGTAAAATTCATCTTTATATTCTTCTTTAAATCCATAGTTATCTCTACCATTATCATCAGCGGTTCTTAACCAATTACTATAATCTGCATTATTTCTTGTCCATTTACCATTATTATTAAAAATAGATTCGAAAAAACTCCAAGTGCTTCTTCTAGGATCATCTTTTTTCATCCCTTGCGGGGTATTCATTCTTAAATCATATCCACATAAATACATTTGTGCTTTATCAAGAAATGTTTTTTCTAAATTTTCAAAAGATGGTTTCAATAACCTTAAATCAACCAAATGTGTTATACCACCTCCCCATAAAAATCTTATTTTGTCTGAAGATTTTTTATTTGAAACCCATTGCTGTTCTTTTAAATTTACAGAGTTAGGTATAATTTCCACATTAGAATTAAAAGGTCTGATTTTTTCAGCTAAAAATTCTGTAGTAGTTGTGACTGCATCTACTTCCCTAAGTTGATTTTCAACCATTGATTGTGCGTTTTGCATTTTCCACATTTTATAATTAGGATGTGAATTTGTGAGAACCCAATAATCATCTATGTCAAATACTATTTTTATATTATGTTTTTTTAATATATTGAAAAATTCCTCCTTATATTCTGGTTTAGAAAAAGGAATGCCTTTATTAAATACAATTATATTATATTGTGATAAAAAATTCTCATCACCTAAAGGTAATGTCATATCCATAAATAACCTCATATTTATTTCTATATCGGGGTGGTTGAATGAGGAATAGGGAGAAAGAAGACGCCAATAGCCGACACCATCTGTATCGGAATTAAGAATTAAAACCTTGATTTTATCCATTTATTTTCATTATTTTTAAAAAATTGTTGATATTGATGACGTTGGATCAACAATTTTTAATATATATAATATATAAAAAAAAATAATAAAGTTTATGTTAATAACAAAGGAAGTTAAAGTATATAATGATATTGTGACTATAGAAAACTTATCTATAAATAGTCATAAATTAGTAGAAGTTAAATGTGATAATTGCGGTAATATTAAAAAAATTAAATATCAATTATTTAATAAACTAACAAAAAATAATACTAAAGATTATTATTGCAATAATAAGGAATGTATTAATAAATCTAGACAAATTGCTATACAGGAAAAATATGGTTTTAATAATGTTTTTCAACTTAATGATATTAAAGATAAAATTAAAGAAACTAATTTAGAAAAATATGGCGTGAAAAATCCGCAACAAAATAAAGAGATAAAAGAAAAAACTGAAAAGACTAATTTAGAAAAATATGGTGTTAAAAACCCTTTTCAATCCGAAATATTTAAAGATAAGTTAGTTAAAACTAATATTAAGAAGTATGGAGTAAAATATCCTTCTCAATCAGAAGAAATAAAAGAAAAAATGTATTCAACATCTATAAAAAATTATGGTTTTAAATATCCTACACAAAATAGAGAGCATTTATATAAAAGATTTAATGTGGGCTATAGAATTGAATATATTGATGGATTATCATGTCAAGGTGGTTATGAAAAAGATTTCATATTAAAATTTAAAGACAAAGTTAGAATAGAGAATGGTTTATCAATAGAATATTATTATAATGGCGAAAAGAAGGTATATCATTCGGATTATTATTTACCAGATTTTAATTTAGTTGTAGAAATTAAATCTACATATTGGTATGAGCTGAATAAAGAATTATGCTTAGCAAAAGAGGAATATACCAGGAAGAAATATAATTATTTGATGATTCTTGATAAAAAATATGAAGAATTTAACTTTTTTATTTGATAAAATATTTTTATATTTGTATTCATTAAAATTTAATGTTATGAAAAAGTTTCGTTATTTGTCAATTTTTTTATATGTAGTATTGATGGTAGTTCTCTTTACTTCTTGTGCTGATGTTACCAACATTCAGTCTTGTGTGACTGTTGAACCATATGGTTTTTTGGGTGGATTATGGCACGGTCTTATTGCTCCATTTTCCTTCATTGGTAGTTTATTTAGTGATAATATCGCTATATATGCTGTCAATAATACTGGTGGATGGTATGATTTTGGTTTTGTACTTGGTTCTGGTATTTTGTTTGGTGGTGGATCAAGTGTATCGAAATAAAAAAGAATGTATGACTTTTTTATAAATCACATGAAAAAATTCTTAGATTTTTTAAAATTTTCATTAACTAGTCCTTTTGTTCTTTATAGATATAAATATTTGTATTTAGATAAGAACTCTAATTTTTTAGAGTATATTGAAAAAATTGCAATGCAGGTTGCAGAAAAAGAGGATTTATTTGTTAGATTTGTTAAATTTGATGATTTAAACAAAGATGAATTAGATGAAAACCAAAAGGCTGTTGGTATATTTAAATATTTAGAAAAAGATAATCAAGAATTGATGAACCAATATTTCTCTATTTTAGATGAATTTAAGAATAAAAAACTTGAAATATCTGATAATCTTAAATATCCTAGAATTGAATTAACTGAGAAATATAATGTTTTTGTAATGATACATGAATTAGGACATTATTTTATTTATAAAAATGACCAAATTCAGAGTGAAGATGGTGCAAACGCTTATATTGAAGAATTTTTTAAAAATAATTTACCTGATTTTTTTTCTTGGATTTTTCAGATTGATATAAGAGTTAGAACAAATAAAGAGCTGAAGTTTTCAGAGTATCAAAGTTATCTTTATTACAAGGAATATAAATCTTGGATTAAAAATTATAAAGAATTAAAATAAACAAAAATAATTTTTTAATATATAAGAAATATGAAGTAGATTAAATTAATAACGGTAACAAGACGGGATTTAAGCCCGGGTGCACAATCTGTGCAATCTTCGCATGCTTTAGTACAATTTATCTTTGAGTATCCAGAAATTTCTTTAAATTGGTTCAAAGATCTTATTTAGTTCAATTATCAGTAGAGAATGAAGAACAACTTTAACACCTTATCTACAAATTGCAAAAATTCAATATCAAATATTCTATTTTTCGGGAACCTGATTTAGAGAATCAGATTACAGCAATTGCTATTGAGCCTTCTGATAAAATTAGAAGGTTAATATCTCATTTACCATTAATGTTAAAGGAATATAAAAATTTTAAAGAAATGGAGGTATGTTATGTCTGATATTATTGTTAAAATTGAAAGATCAAATGGTGAAATTTTTTATAAGTGTGATACATTTTGGTCTTTAAGTAAGACAAAAAAAGAAGCTAAAATTCATAATTTAATAGATAATGATATTGAAGATCATTTACTTAAAACTGGTAATTATGTATATAAACTTCAATATGATGAAAATGAAAATATATTTAAATTAATTGATATAAAAAGGAAACAAAAATTAGAACAAATAAATAAAAGAATAGAGGAAGATTATGCTTAATCAGGTTGATAAGAATTTAATTTATAAAAAATTAAAAGAGCTGAAGATCGATTATTAAAAGAATCTTTAAAAGTTGTTAGAGAATTAAAATTAAAAAATTTAAATAGACATGAAAAAAGTTGAAGATGTAGTAAAAATTCCTAGTTATGTGGAGCATAAAGTAGAAAAGTTTCAAACTGAGGATGGTAGAAAATTTAATACTGAGAAAGAAGCATTATCACACGAAGAAAATTTAAATAAAAAGAAATTTTTAGAAAGCAAATATAAAATTAAATCTGTTGATGAATATGATTATGGACTTGATTATAATGATGTTCAAAGTTGTAAATTAATTTATATCGAGGAGATGAATGATGAAACTAAAGAAGATTTATCTTGGTTATATCCATATTTAAAATATGAACCACTAACTTTAGAAAATTTTAAAAATGGTTGGAATTTTTTCACAGAAACCCAATATGATTCTAATTGTTATGGAGTTTGGAGTGGCTATGATTTATATATTGATAATGTGAATAATATTATAAAAAATAAAATGGAAGAGTTAGAAAGGTTAAAAGAATATGAAAACTAAAGATTTAATAAAAAAATTACAAGAAGAAGATCCATCGGGTGAATCTAATGTTTACATACCAGAAATTGGTATTCCATATGGAGTACATTCAGAACCAGGATATTGGGATGGATCATTTTCTTATATAGATGATGATGGTAATTATGTTACAACAACAGAAGGAAGTAAAGTTATTATTGATTGTATGGATATTGCTTTATATGTTGAATCTAGGTTTAATTTAAATGTTAAGTGGGAAGATATTAAAGAAAAATTCAGATTTAAGTTAGGTTATCTTAATGATGAGCATAATCAGCAAGTGATTAATGGAATATTAAACACTGCTAAAGAAGAGTTTGATCAAATAAAAGAAATTAATGAACGACTTTATAATAACTCTTTAAAAGAAATGATAGAGAACGCTGAAAAAGGTTGGAAATGGTTTCAGAATAAAGAAGTTGAGAATGATAAAAAGAGATATACATACTATGGATGGATTGTTATTGATGAAAATAAAAAGGAAGATAGTAGTAATGTACATATGACACAACCTGTTTTATTTTCCGGTTTGTGGGAAAAGGTTGATAATAATAAACGAGAAGGATATTATGAATGGATTTACAAAAAATAAGAAAGGAGGATACAATGCCATAAAGTTTTCGTGGTATTTTTGAACAAGTTTAAACATAACGACTTGTAAATAAAAGTTATGTAAAAAATTATAAACAAAAATAAAATAAAATATTATGGAAACTTTAATACTTATGATACTTGTTATATCTGCGGTGTTTTTATTATTTTTAGCATTCAGCATTATTCTTTTTATAAAAATAATAAAAGATAAAAAGAAAATAAAATATAGAAACGTTGGTATTATCTTAACGTTATTCTATATAATTTTTATTTGTTTTATAGTATTTTATACTATTAATGGTATTCCATATAATTCAGATGTTAGCAAAACTGAAATTGAATATAGTTTTGATGATTATAACAAGGTTATCAAAATAAAAACTATTTCAGAGCCTGAAGAAATAACTCGTGAATATACACAAATTGCAGATTTATATAGCATTACTGATACTACACAGTTTTATTGTGTTTATTTTTATAATGTATTTGGTAAAAATATTAGTTCTAAAATTATTACAACTGAAGAATTAAAGAAATATAAATAAATTTTTTTTGTTTAAATTAATTTTATTATTTTTGTATTGATAAAGAATTGTTAAATATTGAAAATTTATAAGGAAGAAAAAGGCGATTTTTATAAGAAATAATTTTTTTTGAAGAATGTTTCTTATATTTGTAAAAGTGATTGAGCGCTATCTTTGAGAAGGATCTTCTTCAAAATGGCTACAATTTCAAAAATAAAAGTAAAGGAATTTGAAACACTTAATTATCAAGATATGAAAACTTTAAATAGAATTATGAACCTTCGCAACTCACTGAAACCTTTATTGGTTTTATGCAGTGTTATAGGGCGTTTTTTATACAACCCTATTTACGGAGGACGTAAGAGCCTATATGGTGCAGGAGTATTCCCATTTTGGATTTACATTAAATACTTTGGGAAGCCAGTTTATAAAAAAGTAAGAAAAATTGGTGCAAATACATATTTTAGCCTAATGGCAGCAAATATACTCGGTAGCCTTGCGCACGTAAATTTTTTTATAAACGGAACTGCGAGTACGATACTTTGGTTTATAGGCTCTTTGATATTGTTTTCGGGGATTTTATTTGGAATACATAAGTTAAAAAGGTGATTTTTTCAGTTAGAGTCTGGAATTGATTTATACCTGGAAAGTTGCAAATAAAGGTGATTTTTTCAGTTAATTAGTGACTTCTTTGGTTTTTAATTTCTTTTTTAGGTCTTCTAACTCCATCAACCACATTTCTGTTTCTGATTTTTCCATGACTTTTTCAATTTGTAATTTTATCTTATCATATGAATTTTTTAATTCTTCTAATTTTTCTTTTGATAAACTTATTAGAGAAATATTAATTAAATAATCATAACTATCTTTATACATTTCAATACTTTTCGATTCTATTTGTTTGATAATAATATCTTTTGTTTTATTTTCAAAAACTATTTCTTTTTTCAGCACACAATTAATAAATTTCATTTTATTTACTAAATATTTTTTTTCTTCTTCAAATTTATTAAGTATGTTTTGCTTCCTTAACTCATAGTATTTTATTCTTAATTCAATAAACTTATCTATTATTTCATATTGATCTTTATATGAATATATTTTTCCATTTTCGTCAAAAAGATTCATATTACTCATACTAATATAAGACTCTAAATTAAATTTCTTAATTATAATATCATCGGTTAAAGTATTGAATATTTCTTCTGGTAATGTTATAATTATATTTACATTTTCATCTGTACAATATTTATCGTAATCTTTAATATATTTTTCCTCAAGCAATTTATCTAAAAATTCATAATATTTTTCATTCCAAGTCATTATTGGTAATTCTAAAATATTTAATTTATTGTTAGGTAGAAATTTAAAAATACCTCTTGATATATATCTATTGTTATCTTTATCTTCTATAATTTCACCTTTAAAACCTTTATACCAAGGTTTTAATAATGAAGTTTTTTTAACTTTGAGTTTATTTTCTATATACGTTATTATTTCGGTTGGATTAAATTGTGGTATATATGACGACCATCCAGTACCAATACCATCGGAACCATTTACTAATACCATTGGTATAATTGGTGTATAATATTTAGGTTCAACATGATATCCATCATCAATTAAATATTCTAATATTTCATCATCTTGTTGTTTGAAAATATCTCTGGTTAAGGATGCTAATTTTGTAAAGATATATCTACTTGCGGATGCGTCTTTACCACCTTTAAGTCTAGTTCCAAATTCCCCGTTTGGTTCTAATAAATTAATATTATTAGAGCCAACAAAATTTTGCGCCATTCCAATTATTGAACCTTCTAATGATTGTGGACCATGATGATATGCTGCTTGCTCTAAGATAGAACCCATTAATAGCTCAACTTTAACCTCATCTTTAAAATTTCTTTTAAATAGAGTATAAATGATTTTTCTTTGAGATGGTTTAAATCCATCCATAATTGAAGGAATTGATCTGATGTTATCAGACATACTAAATTCAATAAATTCATTATTGAAGAAAGAATCGTATGTTTGTTTAATTTTAAATTTATCTAATTCAATACCAGGTTTATATGATAATAACCATTCTTTTCTATTTTCAACTCTTTTTTTATTAAATACCAGATCAATTAAATCTCTTTCTTTTTGAATATCAGAGGAATTAAATTTAATCAAATGCTTATTTAGGTCATTAAAAAACAATTTAGATTCATGTGGTTCGATTGTACCCAATCCTTTATAAAATTTTGAAAACCAACCATTTTCATTTTTATCCAACCATTTTTTATATTCTAATGATCTATAAAAATATTTTATTTGGTTTCCTTTTTTAATTTTGACAATGGGAGTGATGAATTCAAATAAGAATTCTATTTGAAGTAATTCTGGCCAATATGTATCAAACAGATTCATTATTAATCCTTTTATATGTGAACCATCATTGTCACTATCTGTCATTATTATAACTTTACCATATCTTAATGTTCGTGTTGTTGTGTATTTTTTACCAAATTCAAGACCTAGTGCAGAAATTATACTAGTTATTTCCTCATTTTCTCTTGTTTTTTGTAAAGTTATATCTCTAACATTTAATGGTTTTCCTTTTAATGGAAAAACTCCATAATAATCTTTACCAATAACAGACAATCCTCTTTTAACGGTGGCGGATGCAGAATCACCTTCAGCTAAAAATAATCCACATTTCATATTATCTGGTGATTTACCAGCTTTATTAGCATCATCGAGTTTAGCAATTCTTATTTTAACCTTTTGTCCATTTTGTGTTGATTTCTTAGCATCTTGAAATTCTTTTAAAGAAGCAAAATTAACAATATCATTTTTTATTTCTGATGACATTAACTTCTTTATAAAATTTTCAGATACTTCAGCATCTTTAATAATTTCAGAAGTCATTTTTGTTGTTAAATTCTCTTTAGTTTGGGTTTCAAAAGATGGATTTGGTATTTTACAATTTAAAAATAAAAATAAATGATTTTTAATCATTGATTGCTTAATACTTGTATTTTTGTTAGATTTTTCAATTTTCTCACCAAAAAGTTTAACTATTTGATTTATAATATAATTTACATGTGTACCACCTATATGAGTAGAAATACCATTAACCATTGAAATTTGTTGAAAAATATCATCTGATGATCTTGCAATACCAATCTCCCAATTATCATTTATCTTTTCATAAAACAATTCTTCATCATCATTAATAAACATTTTCATATAGTCTTTAAAAGATTTGATTGGTATTAAAGTGCTGTTATAATAAACTTTAATTGAAGGACTATATGCAGCAATATCCATAGCTCGTTTTAAGAAAATAGATTGTATTTCATCTGAAATTTCTGATAATCCAAATTTTTCAAAATCAGGATAATATGTAATTTTTGTATAATTTTTATTTGATTTTGTAATTGTTGGTTTGCTTTTTTTGGACATATTATCAGTAAAAGTTTGTATGTATTTATTTTTTCCATCAGCTGTTTCAATTATAAATTTAGTGGAAAATATATTACTTAGTGAAGCTCCAAGTCCGTGCAATCCACCTACCAATCTTTTTTCTGAATCATTAAAATTTTCCCCTGAGTGAATATTTCCTAGAGCGAGTTCCGGTATATAAATTTTATGTTCTTTGTGCATTTCTATAGGAATTCCAGGACCATCATTTTCTATAATGATATGCTCTTTATCAACATTTATTTTTATATAGGTTACTTTTCCTGTTCGGATATAGTGATCTGATGCGTTTGTTAAAATTTCATCATATAACTTTATGAATCCAGCGTTATAATCAACTATTTTATTAATAAATTTATTACCTTTAATTTCATTAATATCTTCAAAAACAAACATTTTAGTTGGTTCAGTATATACATTTCCAATATACATACCTGGACGTTTTAAAATATGTTCGATTGGTGTTAATTTTTTAAATCTATCCTCTATTGTTTTTTTAGTCATTTTTTAATTCTTTTTAATTTAAACCAAGATTCATATATATAATATATAAATTATGATAAATTTTACAGAATATATTAATAAATTGAATGAAGGTTTAATAAAAACTTATGATATTGATTTTGTTATAGATAAAAGCCTTCAAATACCTTCCAAATGCTTTCTATTTTTAAATTAGTTTTTTATTATTTATATATATATGAAAAATATAAATATGAAACATATAAAATTATTTGAAAATTATATAGCCAATTCTTATACTAAATATTATATTGTTTTAATGGGTAATCCTTGGGAACCGTTGGAAACAGGACAAACCACAGGAAAAAGTATTTATTTATTAGAATTACTTAAAGTTAAAAATAAAATTTTTAAAAAAACTAGAAAATTAGATATAATAATTGCATTTAGAGCAATGGAATATACATACACAAATGAAGAAATAAAATCCTCACAAGCTATTAATTTTTATTATGATAATAATAATCATAAATTTTATAGGGAAGGCTTTTATACCAGTAATGTATATGGAACATTTTGGAAAATAGATGATGATAATGGATATATAAATCAGGTTTACGAGTTAGAAATTTTATGGAAAGGTGATGATAAAAATGAAGCATTTAATAAAGTTCCAGAACTTGCATCAAAATATTTAGTAAGATCTTCCGAACTTGATGAATTAGAAAATTTAATAAAAAGTGGAGAGTTTGATGTTAATAAAACATGGGAAACTTGGTCTGATGGATCTATAACCACATTTACACCATTAAAAAAAGCAGTAAGAGATCATGAATTAGAAACAATAAGATTGCTAATTAAATATGGCGCAAATGTAGATCAACAAACTAATGGTGGAGAAACAGCACTAATGTTAGCTGCATATTGGGAAAATATTAAAATTATGCAAGAATTAATAAAATCGGGTGCCAATCTATTAATTCAAGATAATGACAAAGAAATTTTTATTGACTATATTTCTGATGAAAAAATAGAAGAAGAAATAACAAATTTTATATTAGATAATCCACAACTACCACACTATGATGATTTTAACATATATGTATCAACAAAAAAATATAATCTATAAAAACTTTATTCTTGAAAGATTTGTTATAATTTTTTGTGGTATTATCCATTTTTCAACATTTTAAATGTATTACTTGAAGATGTCAAGTTGATTAAGAAAAGAAGGTGCTAAACAATCTGATATTCAAATTGTATTAAATCAAATAGAGAATGTTAAAGATAAGATAAATAATATGAATAAAGAATTTCAATTTGAATCTTTATATTATTTAAAACATCTAAAATTTTTTGAAGAAGTTTAAAATTCAAAGATTAATTTTAATTTCCTGTGTAAAATATTTATAATCTTCAATTCTTGAAATTTCATTTTTACCAACTTTCAAAATGGCTTTTGATATATTACGTTCAGGAACACCTATATTAGACCACATTGATTGAAATGAAACTTCACCTGAAGATTTAATCATTTTATGTCCGTAATAAATAATGTCATGAGTTTTCTGATATCCTACTTGTGTAATAACAAAATAACCATTTTCACCTGGATATTGGATCTGAATAATGTCACCAATCTTAAATTTGGCATTCTCACGAACAAACTTTTCAATATCCGAATGAAGTTCAGATAAGGTAGTTTCAATTTTAGTTCTTAATTCTACTGAGTTCATATATTTACAATTTTTAATCCAATACAAATATAATAAAAAATTTTTAAATAAACAAATTAATAGTTTGAAAAATTCAATTGTTGTTAATTTTTTATATTTTTATTCTATTGTTCTTAGTCATTTACTTGCTCTTACTTGTTTTTAAGATAGATGTTTTTTTATATATAATAAAAAGATGATTATAAATTATGTTAAATTTTAATAGAAAATTATGGCATAAATATATTAAAACATATGAATCATTTAACAAGGAAATACCAAATGATTTAAAATATATATTTAACGAAATTAGAAAAATTATTGGAAATCCAACAGATTCTTTTAAAAAAGAAATTAATTTGAACAAATTAAATTTTTGTAATTTAATTATAGACTTAAATATTGAGTTTAATAAAGTAATTTCTGAAGTAAGGTATGAGGATAAAAACATTGTTTACTACTCAAATATAAATATTAATGATTTAATACTTGGTAAAGATAGAATTGAAATACCAGTAATAATCAAAGATATATATTTAGACATAGATAAATTGGTTTCAGTTATAAGTCATGAGATAAGGCATATTTACGATGTTTATACTATTAATGAGGAAAGCGACATGAACTCATTTATAAATTCTTTATATTATACAGAGTTACATAAGAATGAAGATAATAATTATTTTTTAGATTTTTTAAATTTGATATATTTATCGTTAGAACATGAATTAATTGCTAGAAACACTATGACATTGGAGATGTTTAAAAATTGCAAATGTTCAAAAAATGAATTGTACAATTTATATCATGAATCTTATATGTATAAATCTTTCAAAATATTAAAGTCATTTAGTTATGATAAATTGATTACTACTCCAAATATTATTGAAAAAATAAATAATTTTATAAATTACTTTGGTGGAACTTTATGTAATGATAATAAAGACACGCTTACATTTTTTAAAAATTGGAAAAAATATTTTAGTGACAAATCTGATGAGTATATAGAAGAAGGATATAAAATTTTGGAAGACATACTATCTATTAACGAGATTGAAAATTATAAACAGAATATAAAAAATGTAAAGGAATTACTTCTTTATATTCATCAAAATTTAATTTTAGAAAAGTAATCTAATTTTTCTTTTCTGTCTCTTTTAGTTAAATATGAAATAATTTCATGATATTCTCCTATAATTATCTCTTTATCTTTATCATTTTTTATATTTTTAATGTTTTTATAGCTTCGGTAAAATATTTCGGTAAAATATGAGAATTATATTTTAAGAGATCAGAGAAATTTGAATCTAAAATAAAAGTATCTGAATAATCTTCTTCTGACCTTGTTGATCTACCATATGCTTGTAATAAATCTATGCAAGTTTTCCAAGAATACCAGCTTGAATTTGATTTCTGTCTAGCTTTTATTTTATTAGATGCTATATTTGGATATGGAATTTTAAGAATGATTTGAAATCTAGCCAAATCGTCTTTTAAATCTATTCCACTCATCATTGATGGACTGACAAGTACAGTCGGAGAAGTACTAGTTAAGTGTTTTTCAAGTATATCATTCCTATCCTCACTTTCATGAAAAAGTAGTCTTTCATCCATTATATTATTTTTAATCCATTCTGTTATTTCATATGTTGTGGTATGCACAATACCTTTACTATTTTTATATTTTTCTAATATTTTTTTAATCCAAATTATTTGTTTTTGAAAAGTTTCTTCTTTACTATCAAAATTCATTTTTCCTACTTTAAGATAAAATATTTTTCTATTTTTAACTGCAAATGGAGTAGGTATTTCATAATATGAAGTTAAATTTTCATCTAAACCATTAATAAAACTAAACATCTTTTGATCTAATATAGAAGCTGACATGAAAATAACGTGATCATAATGTTTCCAAATATAATCATTAATATATTCATATACCCATATGTGTTGTGTTACTAATTCAACACCAGAATACATTTTATCTGACTTATTTATAACAACATCAAGTACAATATTTTCTGGATCTTTTTTATAAGATTCAAATAAATGATCAAATGATAATAATTTACCTTCTATATATTGTACATAATTGCCTAATTCACCTCTTTTCTTAAGAGAAGCATTCATTATATCCTTTTCAAACTTTTCCTTTTTTAATTGTGCTAATGGTATTAACTTTCTTTCTAAAAATTCTAAATATTTATTTAAATTCTTTATTTTTGATATGTATTTATCATCTAAATCTTCAATTTCTTTTAAAGTAAAACCACATTTCTTAAGTAGTTTAGCACTTATTTTTGTTGATAAAAAATCGGAAAAAACTGATTCAAAGTCATGGCTCTCATCAATAATTAATACATTTCCATTTCTAGATTTTAATAATGATTTTTGATAAAGTGATAGAGTATTAAATAAATGAAAGTTTGTTAATCCAATATCACTAGTTAACCATTTATTTTTAGCAATATCATAAGGACAAGAATCACAAGGTGTTTTTAGAATTTTACATAATTCTTTCCCGTTTCCACAATCGGTATCAAACTTGGAACAATAATAATTTGATCTTCCTTTGTAATTGTTTATAAAATCAAAGTCTTTTAAATATTGTGATTGAAGTATTTTTGAGTTTGTGAGAATATCGAACCTACCCTCGTTATTAACGAAATTACGGTACCAATTAGCAAACATGATTGTGAGAAATGATTTTCCAATTCCTGTGCTTAGATTTAAAAGTAAGAATCTTTTACCGTTTAAAATATTCTCTTTTAAAAAATTTAAACCTAATAATTGATGCTCTCTAGGTTTATATTTTAATGGAAAGTATATTTTTTTACCATCTATTTCTATCATTAAAAATGTTTATTTTAATATAGATAAATGATATTTATTTGTTTGTAATTTTAAATAAAATTTAATATGGTTTTTATTTTATTTATTGGATCTTCATTATATTTAATTCTTAACAATTTGATACTTTTTTTATTACAATAATCGTTTTTTATTTTATCCTTTATCAATGTATCATTTAGTCTTTCCTTACCACCAAAATATTCAACTTCTTTATAATGCAATTCACCATCATATTCTATACACATATTAAAATCTATTAAATAAAAATCAAATCTTAAAGTTTTTTTATATTTACAGTCTTTAAATTTTTTTTGTGTTTCATATTTAATATTATTTTCAATTAAGAAGTTTTCTATTATTTCTTCGCCTTTACTTCTGGTGGTACATTTAGGACATCCGCAACCATTAATATGATGTAAAGGATATTGATAAAATATACCATGTTTAGGACAAATAATTTTTATTTTATTTCTCATTTTAACAAAAATACTATGAGAATAATCATATTTATTTTTATGTAAATTGTTAGATAAATTTATAAAATGTTCAGTATTCATAATAACTTTATTACATTTTGGACAACCTGAGATATTTAAATGTTGATATAGGTTTTGATTAAAAATGCCATGTATAGGACAAATAATTTTTATTTTATTATTCATATTTTTAAATTCAGATAAAGAATAATCATATTTATAATTGTGTTTTTTATTAGCTTTTTCAATTATTTCATCTTTTGAATAAATTCGATTCTTACAACATTTTGGACAACCTTTTCCTTTTAAATGATTATTTGGAGTTTGTTCAAAAATACCATGTTCTGTACAAATTATTTTAATTTTTTTCATGTGATTTTTATAATCGACTATTTCATAATTATATTTAAAATTATGAATCACGTTTGCTTTATTAACAAATTCATTTTTAGTTAAAGATTTTTTATATCTTAAACATTCTGGACATATTGAACCATTTTTATGATGTGATAATCTTTGTTCAAAAATACCATGCTCTGGACAAATTATTTTAATTTTATCTAAAACATTTTTATAAATAGATAACGAGTAGTCATAATAATTATTATGAATTAATTTACAATCTTCTAAATGCTTCAAATTTACTATTTTCACAATATAATTTTCTTATTTTTTAATTGTTCTTTTATTTCCGAATTTTTACATATTTCTTCTAATAAACAATTTTGTATGTACTTTGATCTATTCGCAACTGTATCATTAATAATATTTAATAAATCAGCATCTAATGTTATTGAAAATGTAATTTTCTTTTTTTCAATTTTTCGTCTCATAATTTTTATTATTATATATAAATATTTATAAGTTAAAAAACAACAATTTTACAATAATTTATATGTTTAATAACATGTTAAACTAAATAATATAAAATGAATATATAAAAATAAAAGATATGGTAAGAAAAAGAGTACCAGATGAACAAAAACGAAAAACTATATCAATAGCAATAAATCCCGAAGTTTATGAATTATGGAAGAAATATTGTGAATATAATGGGATTGAGAATTATTCAGAATATATTGAGAAACTTCTATTAGAAAAATTAAAAAATGATAAATGAAAAATATTATTTAGTTTAAATATATTTAAATCATATACCAGACTTCATTTTCAAAATCCAAATCAATAAATTTTTCGAATTCCTGAGCACCTTCGTTTTTCTTTTTAGCCATTAAAGAGATAAGATTGTTCAATTTTTCTTTTATAATAGAAATATCAGGATCATTAGAGAAATAAAAAGAAATCAAATCTTCAAAATAATTAAATCCGTTGTTGTCATCATTTTCTTCAATTGTTTCGGCTACCAATTTAACTTTCTCTTTAATGTTCATATTTTTTTCCATCATTTTTAATTTTATAACATACAAATATACAAAAAATATTTTAATATAAAAAATAAATATTAAAAATTCTCATCAATTATTTCAATAACAGTCAAATTATTAGGTGAAGAATTAGTTATAGTGGATATAAAAAATTGTGTATATTTAGAAAATAAATTATCATAATCAATATCAATTATAATATAAAATGTGTTATATGGAAAAAATAATGCATATCTTCCGGTTTTAGTTATTTCATCAAAATGACTGTTAAATAATTCATTAAAAGCAAAAATAATAAAATCATTAAATTCTGATATTGAACAAAATGATGTTCTATTACTTATTCTATCAATCATATTATGATATTTAGTATCATTCCATTTTAAGAAGATGTTTTTATTAAATTTTTTTAAATAAACGTCTTGTGTCATTATTAAATTTTGGATTACATTTTTTTAATAATTCTGTATCATTAGTTATAAATATATTTCTCAATTTAGCAAATTCTAATATAGATTTTATATATTTCATAAAATTATATATAAAAAATATGATTTATTTTTTTATTTGTTTAATTCTATTATTTCCTATATTATAATATTTTTCGTTAATTTCCATCATTATATAATTTCTATTGGTATTAATGCATGCTATTGCTGTTGAAAAAACGCCTGCTGCATTATCTAATACAATATTATTTTCGTTTGAATATGTCTTAATCAAATATTCTAATAATGCTATAGGTTTTTGGGTGGGATGTAATTGTGGTTGATCTCTATAGAATTCTAAAATATTTGTTGGATATCCTGTATATCTTTGCTTATATTCTTTATCACTATTCAGAATATTATTTTGTCCACAATTTACGGTATCGTGAATTTGTTTACCTCTTGTACCTGCTTTGTTTTTTTTGATTTTGTTGATTTCAATTAAACCTTGAGGATTATAAACCATATTATTATTTTTAGATCCTGCTCCTGCACCAGATTTTGAAAATACTAAAATTTCTTCATAAGTGAGCATTGGCCGGTAATTAGCATTTAGAAATCCTGTAGGAAAAGGTTTCTTCCAGATCCAAGAATATTTATAATATTGTAAGCCACTCATTATTAATTTACTTGTGAATGGTTGATTAGCAAAAAGTACAATTGCTCCTTTATCTTTTATTACTCTTATATATTCTTGCCATAGAACATTTAAATTAATTTCTTTATCCCAGTTTAGTCTGGTTGTGGAATATGGAAGATCGCATAAAATTAAATCTATAGATTGGTCTGGAATATTTTTCATTAATATTAAGCAATCGCCGAATAGTGTTTCATTCATAATATTTTTATATTTATAAAAATGATAAGTTTAAATTAATATATAAATAAAATTATGTTTTAAAATTTGTAAGAGAAAAAGTACTGATTTTGAATTTAATATATAATAATTATGATTAAAAAGTTTCACATATTTGAAAATTCTTTATTTACTGATTTAAATGATAATAAAGAAGATGAAGAAAAATTAGTACAAATAATTGGATTTGATAAAAAAGATTGTTTATTAACTTTACATAATTATTGGTATTTAGATTTCACGTTAAGTTTTAAACAAAAGTATTTAACTAATTTTTTTAATTTAGAAGATGGTATTTTAAAATGGTGTATAAATGTGTTAAGTCCTTATTATGGGTATGAATCAAATGCTGATAATAGTGAGATAGATTTTATAGATGGATATCTTGATTCAGATAATTTAGAAAAATTAGAATTATTATTAAAATACTTAGATATTGGTATTGATGACCAACGTACATGGCCAGTATTTGAAGTATTAGGTGAAGTGCAAATAGATGATAAATCAATAGATATAGATAATTTGACAAATGAGATATCTGTAGAATGGACTAACGCAGTTAAACAAAATATTAAAGAATCTTTGGATGAATTACCTTTTAAAATTACATCTTCAAGTTTTACTAATTTCGAAATAGATTTAGAATTTTCAATTGAAAAAATTGGGGAATATATAGAAAAGAATAAATTAGATGTTAAAACAATTAAGGAATTTTTAGAAAATATTGATGTTGCTAATTATATAAATTATAATTATTTAGAGAATCATTATGAAACAAATTATGATTTTGATTGGTCAGATTTAAATAAAGTTTTTAAGAAATATATAGATAATATATTAGATAAGATTGATTTAAAAATAAATTTTGATGATCCTAATCAATTGAAGTTATTTAATGATGATGAATATTCAAAGATGATAAATAAAAAATATAACTTTGATAATGAATTATTTAGAAATATAGGTATAGATAAATTAAATGACGCTAAACGTGCAGGTGGAAAACTTTTGGCATGGTTCAAATCATATCCTTTTCAAAAGGAATATATGAAAGATCCAAGTGTGGAAAAATATAATAAATTAAAGAAAGAGAAAATATTGCATCCAGATATAGAAGAGGAATATGAATATTTAGATGCTGCGTCAAAATATAATTTTTAATATGAAAATAGTTAAATTTAATGAAAAAAATAATATACCAATATTTAAAGATTTTGAAAAATTGGAAAATATTTTAGATCAGATTGATAATTTAAATACGCAAAGACAATTATTAGAAAACAGAATTTATCCATTACTATTAGAATATTTCAAATTAAATCCGGATAGATTTTTTAATGAATATAATGATTTTAGTTTTGATAATTTTAAAATAACTGGATTATGGTTTTATTTTAATAATACTCTTAATAAATTTGGGATGAGTTTTAGATATGATAATGAGTATTATGAAGATGAAGAAATTCATTTT